TAACAAGTAATATATTGATATCCTATGCAAATCTAAATGATACTAATACTAGTAATTATGTTGAATCTACTAGTAATATTTTAGCATCCTTAATATCTAAAATACATTTTAATAGCATTAATGATATCAATACTAGTAATTATGTAGAATTAACAAGTAATATTATTTCTAAAAGGATTACAGAATTAACTACAGATCATATTAATGAAAATCCTGATGCTATTAATAAATTTATAATTAATAATAAATATAATAGTAATTTAGAAATAAATGGTAATTTGCTTTTACAAAGTAATTTAAATATTAATGGTGATATTAATTTAAAAGGTGATATATATAAAGACGGTTTTATTTTTAAACCAGGAATATCGTCCTATAATAGTGCATCAGTATTATATAAATATACTCCGATACAAACACATTTCAATATATATAGAAAAACAGAAGAAAAAACAAAACCAGGATGGCAGTTTGTTGACGAGTCTATAGATAGTAAGATTTTTAATAACTCGCTAAATGATGATAGTGATACTATTGATGCATTTTGTATTCGTATAAAACCACATTATAATACTACAAAGATATTAATCAATTTAAATTGTCATATTGGAATTGATAATGGTCAAAACTATCCCCCTGGTGATACACCAGGTAATGATGCACGAGCATGGGGTCTCCGTTTATATCGTAAAGTAGGTGTTTATGGTGAATGGGAGCATTTATCAGGTGCTGATGGTGATATTTTAACTATTCCTGGAGTTACAGGAATACCACCTACGCCATGCTGGATTTCCCATAATTTAGGAATAGTATTTGACAATTTAACTGGATTAAGTATGGCAAATATGTCTGGAACATATTATGATGAATCTATAATATCATATGACCATATTTATTATACTGTTAAATGGTGTTCAGTACTTGGAATTGATAGTGTAGATGAAATTGATTTATATAATGAAAATAATAAATATAATGGTAAATTATATTTGAATAGACCTGCAATAATATATAGCGAATATACTGCGAATGATAATGGAACATTAGGATATTTAAATAGTGCGATAGCTTCATCTTCATGGAATGTAACCGAAATATGGCAACAGGATGCCGAATATGTTCCAAGAGGAGGAATTATAGTAAAATATGCGCCTATGCAAACAGAAGTTAATATATATACAAAAACTTTTGAAAAAATGCTTCCTGGGTGGGAATTTATAGGTTGCAAAACAGATGAAGAAGGTAACGCAATAATAGCAATAGATAATAATAGCATTAAAGAAGATTTTTGTGTACGCATAAAACCTAATCATTATAGTTCAAAAATATTAATTAAATTAGATTGCAAAATAGGAATTGGTGGAGATGATGCTGCGTGGTGGGGGATGCGCTTATATCGTCGAATAGGCGAAGAAGGAGAATGGGTACATATATCAGATGCGGATGGAGATATATTAAAAGATGCAAATGGAAATATTTTAGGAACATCTTGTTGGATAACAAATAATTTAGGGGCATATACAGGATCCGGTGCATCTGCACAAACTATCGCTAGTGTCTCTGGAGTTTATTATGATACACCTAATGCAGGTAGTGAAACAGGAATAGATAGTTATGTATATTATGCCGCTAAATGGTCATCATTCTTAGGGGATGATAATATGATAAGTGGTAAGTTATATTTAAATAGACCATATATAATACATGATGATCTATATGATAACGGACATGATGAATATTTAAATACACAATTAGTTTCATCTTCATGGAATGTAACTGAAATATGGCAACATGAAACAACCTTTATTCCAAGTAATGTTGTAATATCTAATAATATGTCATTACAGACATTATTTAATATATATAGAGAGACAGTAAGTAAATCTGGTTATGGATGGCAATTTATAGATAATAATATAAAAATTATAAATAATAAAATTCAAGGATTTTGCATAAGAATAAAACTATCGCATTCAACATCAAAAGTATTATTAAACTTATTCTGTCATATAGGTATTGATTATGGAACTAATGCAAGATGGTGGGGTCTTCGATTATATAGGAAGATAGGTACTAATGGGACATGGGAGCATATATCAGGAGCTGATGGAAATAATATATCAGATAATAAAGGTACATCATGTTGGCTTTCTCATAATTTAGGTGCAGAAACAAGTATATCATCATATTCTGTTGCAAATATATCGGGGTCATATTATGATGCACCAGGAACATCAAGTGATTATATATATTATACTGTTAAGTGGTGTGCTATGCTTGGTGATGATACAATAGATAGTAAACTATATTTAAATAGACCAGCATATTATAATAACAATAACAGTAATAATAGTGCAACTCTATCTTCATCTTGGAATGCTCAAGAAATATGGCAATTAGGAACTCCCTTCAAACCAAATGAAGCAGATAATACAATTTTCAAAATCTTTAATAATGATACTGTAGGTATTGGAATTGGCAATACTACTGCGATATATAAATTAGATGTTAATGGAATAATTAATGCTAATAAATATTTTACTATAGACCCGGTAAAAATTCAATCAACACCTATTATTAATTCACTAGAAAAAATCAATAGTATTAATCCAATATCTTATTTAAGATATGATCAACTTGATGGAGATATAGAAAATTATGGTTTTGATGCTGAAGAATTAGGTGAAAAAATTCCTGGTTTAGTTAATTATATAGCGTCAACACAAAAATATACTATTGAATATATGTCAATAGTACCTTTACTAACGCGGTCAATACAAGAATTATCTGAAAAAATAATAGAACAGGAAGAAGTTATATTATCATTAAAAGAAAAACTTGATGTATTTACATTTGCATGGGAATAGAAAAAATAGTTTTATTTTTCATTTATAATTATATATTAATAAATATTTATTAATATTAGATATAATATGAATGAAAAAATAGAGGATACATTTGAAAATAAGAAATCTCATAATTTACCTTATAAAATTGAGAAATTATTATCAAAAACAGAGGCACTAGTATTACTATGTAGTAAAGCGAGTGGTTACTGGTCGATGATTAAATTTGCTTTTAATATACCGTTAGTTCTTACATCATCTGCGATGTGTATAATCAACTCGATTAGTGAAGATGCGAACGAAGTTAAAATACCAAATATTGTAGTTAATGCTATAAGTGTTTTAATTATATCTTTAAATAATTCTATAAAAGCAAGTGAAAAATGTGATCTATTTCGCAGATTAGGGCAACAATTCTTATTATTAGCAGGTCAAATAGAAAATGACGATGAAATAACAGATAATGAATTTAGTTTATTAGCATTAAAATATGAAAATTTAATAAATGATATATTGTTTGAAGAAATACCATATAGATATAAGGAGCAAGTTATAGAAAGTTTTAAAGATAGATATTTACCATTACAACTTAATGGCACAATAGGTAATAATAAATCTTATAATAATAATGTTAAATCATTAAATCGTAATTCTGCAGAAATTGTAATGAAACATCAAAATACCGCAGCTGATGTATAATGTTATCTTAATCAATATCAATATCATCATCATCATATATATTATGATTATCATTATCATTATAATCATCATCCTTCTCTTCGTCTTTGTAATCATCATCATCTTTTGCATTTTCATCTCTTTTTTCACCTTCATCATAGTCACCATCTTCTCCTGCATCATATATATCTTTTATAATACCTGCTGCTTTAACTTGTCTTCGAATTTCATTCTCTTCAATATCTAAATTTTGATTTTCTTTCAATTTTTTATTTTTATATTCTTCGCGTTTTTCATTAATAAATATAGCGATCTCTTCAGAAGTTAAAAATCTATTATATTCTCCTTCTAAATAATTTTTTAAATATTCATATAATTCACTATTATTATAGGAAATAAAATCTCTAGGTATATTTTCAATACCAGATAAATCAGGGTAATTAAGTGAATTACTTATTATTAATAAGTTTATTAAATTTACATCACTATCAACGTCATTACCAATTTCACTATCATCATAGTTATCATCATTACCTATTCTAATTTTATTTAATTTATATAGATGCTTTATTATAGTCTTTATTTCTTTAATAGCATTAAATACCTTATTCTTCAATATATCATTCTCTTTATATATTGGTGATGAATTAATATTAACATATAATATTTTACATATATTAAGCAATATTTCTTTGTAATTTATATATTTACAATTTAAGAATTCCATATTAATATTTTTTTTAACTTTTTTAAGTTTTTTAATATTATCTGTTATTGTTGTTCTTACAAAGTCAAAATCTTCCATTTTTAAATTATCAATTAAATTATTAGGTAATAATTCCGAACCATTACGCATGCTTTCTAACCACTCATTTACATTATAATTATTTATATTATAAGTATAATGTTTATTATTAATATATTTAATATTATTATATTTTTCTTTATCATCATTCATATATATGTCATCTTCTATTCCATTATCTTCTTCCCCATCTATTGTAATGTCATCGTCTTTATTTTTCCCTTTTTTATTAACAATTCTTTTAAGTACCTTTGGAGGTGTAAATCTAATATCTCTTTCTTTGTTATTTACTCTAACTTTAGAATAATGCTCCTTTAATTTAATTATCTCACTATTATTATTATTTTCAAAATCAGATATATCATTAAAATTATTATCTAATTTACGGAGACAACATCCTTGAATATATTTATGTATTTTCTCGTATTTAGAGTTATTATTTGGTGTAAATAGTAATTTATTTATATAATATCTTTCATCATCAATTTTTTTGTATTTATCATCATTGCATCTATTTTTTTCATTAACATTTTTAAATAGTAATTCATTTAATACATCTTTACTAATATCACTGTAATCATTTTCAATTATATTTATTAAAGTTTTTCTCAGACCTTTAATATCAATTAGATAATCATTATTATCAGTATATTTAAAAAAATCACTTATTATATCTATAGTATAAAATAATAAACCACGAGTATTTAGTTTATCAATATGGTTAGGATTTAAATTATTCATATTTAGAGATATTTTATTTTTAATAATTTTATCTTGAGTATCTATAATCCAGAAACATATAGTATTATAAAATATTATATTAATCATCTCAATAAATTTTTCATTAACATTTTTAATAATGTCTCTATGTATTTTTTCAATCCGTTTCTCATTTACTAAATGACTAGGAAACATTTCAGAATATTTCTTAGCATATTTTTTTGCATCATCTTTATTATGAGTTTCAAACTCCTTTAAATATTTTTCATATCGTGTTGATATGCCACGATATTTTTTAAATAAAAAATTTGATATTTCATCATAGTCAATATCTATATTAGCAACGTCATTAATTTTCTTAATCATATCAAGTATTATTTTTAATATTTCTATAAATCCTTTTTCATTTCTAAAATTTATATTTGATATGTATGCATTTAGATTGTAATTATTCATACCGGTGATATTTGTATTTTGAATATCATTATTTGCTATTCCTTTATTTTCATCATCTATAATATCATCATCATCTTGCAATCCTTCATAATCATCAATATCATTTCCATCACAAATTGCCTTATTTTCTCTTTTAGATATTACAAAATGCTTTCCGTCAGTATCATAATCAAAAATGTGTTCTCTAGAATATTTAAATTGGTTTTTAATATTATTGTGATATTCCTTAATATCTTCAATATTTTCTTTGGCATCTAATATATCATTAATAGATTCTAAAGTATTATCTATGTTTATATTTTTAATTGTTAATTTTAATTCTTCTATTATATCTTCTATTTTAATGCTATCTTCATTTATTCGCTGTATAATGTCATAAATATTATAATTTTTCAAAGGTTCATTATTAGTATGCATTATATCATCTTTATAATTATTTATAAGTTCTCTTGTCTTTTCTAGGAAAGATACTATTTCTTGAGATATATTAATATTTTTTAATGTTTTATCAATATTATCAAAAAATGTTAACTTACGATTAATTAATTCTGGTTTTTTAATTTTAAAATTTTTATGGATAATTTTTCTTTCTTTTTCATTTTTTATTATTGAATACATATAGTCAGACAATACCTCCAGATCTTTTTCAGTAATAAAATCTAGAGAATAATCATATTTTTTAAATATATTATTTATATTACTGTAATCGAGATAAAAACTATCTTTATTCTCTTTTAATTCATCTATAATTAAACTAAAATCAGGGCGCGTATTTTTAATTAATTCATATATATCTTTGTAATTATCTGACAATTTATAATTAGTATTAATGCTATTTAATAAATGTGATGCTATTTTTGTATACATGTAATCATCATTTGTAGAAGTTGGTATCTTATAATATGTTCCATTTATAGGAAGACTTATATCATCGCTATCATTAATATTTGAAAGATATTCAACTTTATCATTTTGGTTGCATTTGATTACGGGATAATCCTTTATAATAGGATAATATTTAGGAAAATTTGGTTTATTGAATTCCTTATTTTCAGATATAATTATATTTGTATTATTTATAGGTTTTAAACGGATCTTCTTGGAATTTATATTATAAGATACACATAATTTTCTTTTAGCAAACTCTTTAAGTTTAGTTTTATTATTATATTTATCTATAAAATTATAGGTAGCATCTTTACTGTTATCATCTCCATATTTTTCTAGTTCACTTTCAGTATCAAAAATATAATTTGTATAGTCATTTATTTTACCATTTTTACTATCGCGATTTATAAGTATTTCATAAAATAAAGTTCTCATTAAATCAGATTTTTTTTTATTTTTAAAAAAATTATATAAATGATTATATATTTCATCTTTGTCTAGAGCAATAAAAGAAGGGTTAATTTTGCTCATTTCTTCAAATGTAAGTATTTCAGTATATTCTATATCTTCTAGATCTTCATCAATATACTCGATATCCTTCAATATTTCAGTATCCGTTGACATTTTGAACTTATGTTTCTATTTAATACAATAATATATATTATTATTAGATAAAAGTAAATAACTAAATATTATCAATTGCAAATTTAGTCCACTCATTTTTAATATTGGATAAATCTTCTATAATTGTTGTGCAATTTTCTTCAAGGAAAGAAGCAAATATTTTTGAATTTGAAGGACTACTTAGATTTTCGAGAGAAATGCGAATAATCATTAATGCTTTTAGCGGATGAGGGCATATATATCCAATATAAGTGCATGATACATTATCTTTATAAGTATTCTTCTCTCTAATATAATTGTTATGAATGTATGACTGAATAATATTTCCTAAAGTATCATCTTCATCTTCTATAATAAACTCATATGTCCCTTCAATATCTTGAAATTGCTGTATTTTTACCTTGCTTGACATTTCGCTATTTAATTCCTTTTTAAGCAATTCTAATTTATTAATAATAATATCTAATGATTTAGATACTAGATATTTAGGACCTATGTTATGATTAATGCTCTCTATATCAAATTTAAATCGCACAGGATCGCCATATTTATTTTTATAATATGAGCGTTCTTTATCTAAAATATTATTTTTCTTATCTGCTTCCTTTGGATCTTGAATATATGAGAAGTTAGAGAGAGATACCGGATTAAACGATGCATTATCACGACCTTTTCTTTTTACAATTTTTGCTTTAAAATGCAAATGTTCTCCAATTCTTAATCGCGTAATTAAGATATAATCTTTAGATATTTTATTAGCGGGAAAAATATCTTTTAATTCATTTTCACTAATATTTACAGAATTACGCGTTGCAGTAATATCATGTGTTGTTACATCTATTGTTTTATTAGTTATATTTTTAACATTTAATTCAATTTGAATACTATTATCTACATAATCATCAATTTCATCTTCTTTAAGACATATTGGAAGAAGACCAATCCGATGAATAATAATTTCATTATGAAGAGCACCATTATTTATTATAATGTCAACGCTTGGGTCATCATTATCTAATTTTTCTCCAATAATACCTGGGATCGGAATATCAGTTAATATTACACGTCTAATTCCATTTACAATAGCAAGATCAACATTATTTATATCAAAACTATGGCAATTTGAAGGTTCATTATAAGAGTAATTATGAAACTTAAGCATTTTCTATATTAATTATATTATATCTATCTTATATATCATTTTTTTTATATATTAAAAAATAAATTAAGTAATTATTTAAATTCAACGATAGCGAACTGGAGAAGTAGAGCGACGGCGAGGGCGCTTTTTCATTTTCTTTGCACCACCTGCTAATTCTTCACCACCAACACGGCGAGGGCGCTTTTTCATTTTCTTTGCACCGCCTTCTTGTTCTTCTTCAGCACCACCAACACGGCGAGGGCGCTTTTTCATTTTCTTTGCACCGCCTTCTTGTTCTTCTTCAGCACCACCAAAACGGCGAACACGTTTTTTCATTTTCTTTGCACCGCCTGCTAATTCTTCTCCGCCAACACGACGAACACGTTTTTTCATTTTCTTTGCACCGCCTTCTAATTCTTCTTCAGCACCACCAAAACGACGAACACGTTTTTTCATTTTCTTTGCACCGCCTTCTAATTCTTCTTCAGCACCACCAACACGACGAGGACGCTTTTTCATTTTCTTTGCACCGCCTTCTAATTCTTCTTCAGCACCACCAACACGACGAGGACGCTTTTTCATTTTCTTTGCACCGCCTGCTAATTCTTCTCCGCCAACACGACGAGGACGCTTTTTCATTTTCTTTGCACCGCCTGCTAATTCTTCTTCAGCACCACCAACACGACGAGGGCGCTTTTTCATTTTCTTTGCACCGCCTGTTGTGCCTGTTGTAAAACTATCGGCAGTAGTTGTTACAGTAACGGGTGGTACTGGTTGTTCTACTTCAAAAAACCCACCAAAATGTTTCATT